TGTCCTGGGAGGAGAGCGACATCAAGCTGTGGCTGTGCCTATTTATTGGGAGTATTTTGAGCAAGCGCGTAAGCGATTTAGGACTCCTATAGTGGAAAACGCCACTCCTTTTTTGGAGGGGCAAAGTTTTTCCACTAATGTCAGTCCAAAGTGTGTTACACGGTATATCGAAAAGGGTACTGTGCAAGTTTTTGGGAGTTTCACAGCTTTCAAACGACAACCCAAGAGCACCGCTTGTGATACACTTTTTACTCCAGTTTTGGTAGAGGACGGTCGTGAAAGGAAGTATGGTTCCGCGCCTATGAAAGGTTACCTTCCTTTGCGGTTGGGTATCCTTGATATGGTATCAAAGCCTAATCGATTTAAGGATGATCTCCTACGTCTGTGTACTGTTTCATTTGCCAAAAAAGTCATTCGTGGGATACCAAAGGAACATCTGACCGATTTGAAACCTCTCACACTCAAATGTGCGCTCAATGGGTATCCTGGAACGAGATTTATTGATTCCATGAATTTTTCCACAAGTGCAGGATATCCGCACAATAGATCGAAGCGACATTTTGTGTTACGCACACCCGCTGATGAAATCCACCAACATCCCGTGGTTCTTACTGATGAGATAAAGGTGGAGGTTGAACAAATTTGGAACAACATGATCCAGGGAATTAGTTCAGCACCTGTGTTCATGCAGCACATGAAGGATGAAGCTTTACCCCTCCCTAAGGTGCGGAAAGGTAAGTGTAGACTGTTTATGGGTGGACCCATGGCATGGAGTATCTGTGTGCGTATGGCTTTGTTGCCATTTGTACGATTGATGCAGCTCAACAAGTATGTTTTCGAATGTGCTCCTGGCACTAATGCTACATCTATTGAGTGGACACGGATCTATCAGTATATTACCAAGCATGGTACAGATCGTATGATCGCAGGGGATTTTAGATCGTTTGACAAACTTATGGGCTCCCTTGTTATCATGGAGGCCTTTTTGTTTATTAGGATGATCTATGAAGCTGCTGGAGCTGATGATGAAATGCTCAAGGTTATCCAAGTTATTGCTGAAGATGTTGCTTTTGCGTTTGTTAATTTCAATGGTGATCTTATGCGTTTTTTTGGCTCCAATCCCTCCGGCCACCCGCTAACTGTTATTATTAATTGTATTGTGAATTCGTTGTATATGCGTTACTGTTATGGTGAACTGAATCCAAAAAAGGAGATTGAATCTTTTTCGGATAATGTATCCTTGATAACCTATGGAGATGATAACATTGCTAATAGTGGTGTTGAGTGGTTCAATCATACCGCTATAGCCGAGGTTTTAGC